AGAAGATATGACACTATTCCCATATGCAGGAGAAGTAGAATACGATGATGGCAATCTAAAGTTTGTCCTCACATTCTTTGATAGTGAGCATACGACTGAAATGACCTTAGATATAGGATTAGACGAGAATCTGATTCAGATGATAGAAGGTTTGATGAATAAGGTTGAAGGAGATTTGATATGATGGTTTTATATAGGTGGGAAGTCTATCAGAGATGCGTCGTAATGTCAAATATCCAAACCTTCCTATCTCCAAACCTTATAGGAGGATATTATGGGATATAGAACATTTACTGAAGAACAAATTACAGAATTTATAGAGACAGCCAAGGAAATGGGAATAGGTCCAACACTCAGATATCTCCAATATCCAAAGTCTTATCATACTGCCAAGAAGTGGTTTGTAGAAAGAGGTTTGGACATGCCTACTATTGATACCCTGGCAAAAATGGCGGGAGATCTAAGAGTATTCTATACTGATAAAGAAAAACTAATAGCAGCACAAGCAGTATTAGATAGATGTGTAGAAGCCCTAATGCAAGATGTCCTTGATAGTGATGGTTTGAATAAGTTAGCAAATGCTGTCCATAAGGCTATACAAACCATTAACCTGATAGAAGGTAAGTCTACTGTTATCAATGAGAATAGACAGAAGGATGGACAAGACTTGGCTATTGTTGATCTATTGAATGAAGCAAAGATGCGTAATGAGGCTATGAGAAACAAAGGTTTGGAAATAAAAGGTTTGGAATCTATTGACAAATGAGGTTTGGCATGGTAGGGGTACCCGCTAGAAAAAAGTTTTTTTATTTATTTTTTTCGCTGTCTGAGAAAGATATTTCCCATAAAACCAAATATGAGGTAGTCTTATAATGTCACCAGAAGTCATATCAGCAGTAGGAGTAATAATTTTAGGAATAACAGGAGGATTCTTTGGAATGATGAGATATATGATCAAAACCTTAGCAGAACTCAAACCTAATAGTGGCTCAAGCATAAAGGATAAAGTTGAGATTAACAGTAAGAGATTAGAAAAGATTGAGGAACGAGTAGATAATATCTACGAAATTTTGGCAAAGAAGGGCTAAATGTTAGCAACTGATATTTTAGACGGTATTCCACTGGAACTCCTGTCCTTTTCTGAAGGGCGTAGAGAGATAACCAAGTATGACCCCATGCTATTTGCTTTGACATATTTGCCGCATCACCTAATGAACGCTCACGGAGAGATAACATTATCTGAGTTCCATACTGATTTGGCTGAATACGGTAAATCTTGGATCCACAAACCTCAAAACCCTAAAGAAAACCGTGATGCCTTTATCGCTCCAAGAGAATGTGGCAAATCTACTTGGATATTCCTTATTCTGCCTATGTGGGCTGCTGCTCATGGCCATGTTAAGTTTATTGCCGCTTTCTCAGATGCTGCATCCCAGGCCGAAACCCACCTTATGACATTTAAAAACGAATTGGAGTCAAATGAATATCTTATTGAGGATTACCCAGACCTTTGCAAGCCTAAGATCGTTGCTTCGTCTGGTCGTGCGATGGCCTCTAACTCTTGGCGTATTATCCAAAGCAATGATTTTATATTTGACGCTAATGGTATTGACACTAACTCTCTAGGAAAAAAGGTTTTTGGGCAGCGTCCAGACCTAATCATTCTTGATGATATTGAAAAAGGCGAAAAGAACTACTCTGAATACCAGGCTGGCCAGCAAAAAAACACTGTCTTTGATGATATTGCTCCAATGAATATCTATGCCCGTATGATTTTTGTAGGAACCACCACCATGCCTAACTCAGTAATGGATCAGTTCCGTAAGTATGGGGAAGGCTATGATGACCCAGAATTAAATTGGATTAAAGACCAGAATGTAGATGTTCATTACTATCCAGCCATTATGCCTAACGACGACGGCTCAGAAAGATCTGTTTGGCCTGAGAAATGGCCTTTGCAATGGCTTGAATCACAGAGACACCTTCGTGACTTTGCCAAGAACTATATGAACCGTCCAGTTAACACTGATGGAACCTTCTGGACTAATGAAGATGTAATTATTGAAGAACTAGAAGATTACGGTAATACAATTATCTCAATTGACCCAGCCGTAACAAAGAATAAAATCTCTGACTATACAGGTATATCTGTATTGTCTAGAGGCGTAGATAGTTTGGGTAAAGCCAATATCTATGTACGCCATGCTGAACAAGTTAAAATGTCTCCATCAGAAATAGCAGAACGAGTTGCTTATCTTGTAGACAGATTTGATGTTGGTGTACTTTATGTTGAAGTAAACCAAGGTGGCGATCTTTGGAAAGATGTTTTCAAAGCCGTCCCTGCAAAATATAGATCCAAATCACAAAGCCTATCAAAGCAGATTCGTGCTGGCAAGGCTTTAAATTTCTACCAACAAGGAAAGGTGCGACACACTGCACATTTTCCAGTATTGGAAGAACAGATGTGGTCCTTTCCAAAGGTATCGCATGAGGATGTACTTGATTCCGTTGTTTCTGGCATCTTGTACTTCTTAGATAACAAAGCAGTAAAACTAGAAACAAAACAAATAAATTATTTAAGGAGACAAAATGTCTGATATTAAAAAGGCTATTGATACAATAGTAGATAGAAGAAATACATATTTAGTTGCTGAGGAATACTACGAGGGAACTAATTTAGAAGTTTTCTCTAATAACCGTTGGCTGCAAGTATTAGGAAGCGTAAGAAATAACTTTAGGTTTAACTTTGCTAGAACTGTAGTAGATTCAGTTCTTAATCGTCTAGAAATTGCTAACATAACAGCAAACACAGAAGAGGCAAACGCAAAGATTAATGACATCTGGCAAATGAATGATTTGCAGATTGATGCAGATGAGATTCACCGTCGTGCCCTAGTTTATGGTGATTGCTATGCAATTGTCTGGACAGATGTTAATGGAAATACCACTGTAGATTACAACTCACCACTTACAACTGTAATGGTTTATGATGATGAGAATCCTAGAGTCAAGAGATTTGCTGCAAAGTTGTGGCAGTCAGAAGATCCTCTAGATTACACAAAGAAAACATCACATTTGAACATGTATTATCCAGATCGCATTGAAAAGTACACAATGCCTGGAGAAGTTATCAATATTGTTTCTGCAAACGGATTCTTGCCAGTTTCTGTAGTAGAAAACCCTTGGGGTGAAGTTCCAGTATTCCATTTCCGCACATCTAAGCAATATGGTCGTCCAGAACACACTGATGCTTACGGGCCTCAAGATGCAATTAACAAGTTAATGACAACACATATGATTACTGTTGATTACCAAGGAGCACCACAGCGTTATGCTCTTGGTGGTTCAGGAAACTCTTCTGAATTTGAAGACTTTGATGAAACAGGAACAGATGCAGAAAATATTGGTAAGTTAAAGAACGGACCAGGAGAACTTTGGTATCTTAAGGGCGTTGACAAGGTTGGAGAATTTTCTCCTGCTGATCACAAGGTCTTTACAGAACCAGTTAGAGACTTTGTTCGTGCAATGGCATCTATTACCAACACACCTCTTCACTACTTTGAGAAGACTGGAAGCATTCCTTCTGGTGAATCTTTAAGAACTGCAGAATCACCACTAATTGCCAAGGTAAAGGATCGTCAGATTACTTTTGGTTCAACATGGGCTGATATGTTTAGATTTATTCTAAAAATGGAAAACTCTACAGAGCCAAACATCCAAGTTAGATGGAAAGACATTGAAAGCATTGACAGTTTAGATGCTTGGGAAGTTGCCGTTAAGAAGCGAGTGGTTGGCGTATCTCTTGAGCAAGTTCTTATTGAAATGGGTTATGATTTAGAAGTTGCAAGAGAAATAGCAGCAGCAGAAGAATCATTAACTAGTTTATCTCAAAACACAAACACAAATAATGTAATGATGGAAGCCACAGGAGGCCAAATTGGAAACGAATAACACAGAAGAAACAACACCAACAACTGAAGAGACAACTTTAAATGATCCAAAGGCAGTTCTTGCTGCTTTGGACCGTGCAAAGTCAGATGCTAAAAAGTTCAGGGAAGAAAAAGAAAAACTTGAAGTTGATCTTAATAGCACCAATCAGAAAATAGCAGAGTTTAGCGGAAAACTACTTCATGAGAAGGTTTTGCAGAAAATCTCTGATGAAGGAGTAAAAGATCCACGAAGACTTCTTAAGTTTATGGATTTGACCAAGTTTGAATTTGATGACAACTTTGATGTTGTTGGGTTTGAAGGTCAGTTTAATCAACTTAAAGAAGACCTTCCAGAAATCTTTGATCCTAAACTTCGTGTTGGTGGACAGGCAGATACTGCTGTAAAAGCAAGTGTTAGCACTCAGTACACCGCAACACAACTGCAGGCTGCCAAAATCCTTGGAAAGTTATAGCAATTAAATGCTATAATAGATCTATTGGGAGTAAGTGGACGCTTGCCCTATAATAAAATATGAATTAGACGATTCAGATTACAACTTAATACAAAATTAACTATTCTTAAAGGAGAATAAAATGCCAATTTCAAGAACAGATTTGACAGAGGCAAACGGCTACATCCTAGAAGAGCAAGGGTCCACAGTAATCCAGGACCTTATTGCTAATTCTGCTGTAGAGCGTTTTGCTCGTCGTGAAGCAATGGCTTCACGCACAAAGTCAGTACCTCGTTTTGTTGGAGATGCGCCACAAGTGGTTGCAGAAGGCGCAGAAATTCCTGCATCAAACCCAACTCTAGACGAAATCGTATTGACAGCAAGAAAGTATGCACAATTGATGCATATCTCAGAAGAAGATGTAAACGATTCACTCGTTGACACACTTTCAGTTTACAAGCGTGAATGGGCATCTCGTTTTGCTCGTAAGTATGACAATGCTTGCCTTGGTGTAACTGCTGCAGGCGACGGAGATGACGGTCAGCCGTTTACATCTCTATATCGTGCATTGGCTACAAGCCCAACAGCACCAGTTCCACAGATCATCCAAACAGGCGGAGCAATGTCATATGATGATATTAATAACGCACTTGGTTTTGTTGAAAACTCAAAGAAGTTTGATGCAGCAAACACAGTATGGATGGCTCACCCAAAGATGCTTAAGGAAATTCGTGGAATGGTCAAGGGTAACAATGATCTAGTTCTACCAGATCCACTAGCAGGAACACCAGGATCTCTATTTGGATATCCACTAGTTGTTTCATACGGTGCTGCAACTTCAGCAGCAGCAACAGATTCACCAACAGGAAACGCATTGCTCATCGTCGGTAACCGTCAGATGCTTATCAATGGTGTTCGTGGTGGTGTTGAATCAGTAGTTTCTCGTGATGCAGAATTTGATCGTGACGGCGTAGTCTTGAAGACTCGTGTTCGTCGTGGATTCGCAGTTGCAGATGCAGACGCATTCGCAATCGTAGAGAAGACAGCGTAAGGGGGAATAGGACATGCCATCAAAACTATACGGACAGTTCCTTTCACAGGCTCTTAACAAGGAGATTGACTGGGATACAGACACCATCAAGGTTGCTCTTCTCACTAACGGCTACACTCCAGACCAGGATGCACACAACTATTATGATGATATTGTTGCTACTGAAGTAACTGGAGCAACAGGCTACACAGCAGGTGGAAACACTCTTGCTAACAAGACCAACGCATATAACTCAGCAACAAACGTAATCGTTCTTGATGCTGATGATATAACTTGGTCTTCATCAACAATTACTGCTCGTTATGCAGTCATCTATGATGCAACTCCTGCATCTAATGCAGCAAAGCCACTTATTGGTTATGTTGACTTTGGTTCAGATCAGTCATCATCAAATGGTAACTTCACAATTACCTGGGACGCTACAGGAATCGTAAGGATTACAGTAGCATAATGAACGCTAGAGTAGAAGCAGGTCCACTAACTATTGGACTTACCGCAAATATAGTTGAGCCTACCATTAAGGTAGAACTTAAGGCCGTCCATAGCCTACTTGTTTGCTCAACTTGGACCTGCTTCTCTCTTGCAATTCCTTCTATTAATGGCCACAGCCTATCTGGAGTTAATCCAGAACTAGCATTGACAGGAGGAATGGCTACGCTGTAAAAGGCGTAGTCTTTTTTTATGAGCGCATTAACTAACAAAATTAATTCATATGCAATTGAGCGTGGAATATCTTTTGATGAAACATATACAGGTGCTGCACCAACATTAACAGGATCTAATACAAGCACACAAACTTTTACTGAATCTGGTTCAGCACCTATTATAAATATTGGTGGACCGCAGGAAGCACTAGCATGGAGATTCAACGGCTCAGAAACTGCAGGTGTATCAAAAAGATTAAGAAATACTGGCAATGATACATCTTTAATTCTGGACAATTCTTATTCTGTTGGATTTTGGGTAAAAATTCCAGGAAGTTTCCCTACAACTGTTGGTGCAGTAGCAACTTTGCATTCCGTACGACCACCAACTCAGGGATATTTATTTTCAGCATATCGTGATAGTAATAGTCAGTCACAATATTTTAATCAAAGAATATTTAATATTACTATATCAAATAACTCTGGAATAATCTTAAACCAAAACGATCACCCATCAATCAAAGACGATGTATGGAATTATGTTGCAATCCGCAGAAATGGTTCAACTGCTGGCATTTATCTAAATGGTGTTGGTATTACTACACTTACAGGAATAAATGTAAATACAGGAGCAACTGCAGTTGGACTAGATTTTGGAAATATTTTTTCTCCATACAATTATAATGTTGATTTTTCTTCTTTTTATATTGCACCATACGAAGAAATTGATGGAACAGATATTGCAGAAATCTGGGCTATAGGAAATGCTGGAACTCCAAACATTAAATTTGACGCAACACCATTAACAGCATCTGGTACAGCACTTGAAGCAAGAAGAAAAATTGATCCACCAACAATAACTGCCGACGCAATGATGGTACACCCAACCATTGTGATTGTTGCAAACGATAATGTTGAAATAACAACATCTATTGTTGCTTCTGCAGAATTTCCACAAAATGTTCTTATTAATCCAACTATAAATATAAACAATGTCATAACAGAAGTTTTGACAGCATCAGGAATATTTGGTGACAATGTTGTTGCAAGTAGTGGAACAAATGCATCAGTTTCTTCTACTGAAATGACAGCATCAGCATTATTAGTAGAACCAGTTTTACCAGAATCTGCAATGACAGCATCAGCAACTATGCCTGGTGGAAATGTAGTAGTACAAACAAATTATTTTAATCTTGTAACACAACTTTCTCCATATATTTATATTAATAACGGATTAGCAATTCCAGTAAACTATGGAACGCAGTCTGGAACTTTTGTAAAAGGAATTAACTTAGTAACAAATCAGGATGGTGGATTACCATTAAACATTATTGCTGACGGAAAATCTTGGTTAGGTTCAACTTTAAATAACTCAGACGGCTTTTTTACATTTGAGACAACAAATTTTGCAGATTCTTTTCACAATGTACTTGGTACTGGAAACTTTGCCTATGAGGTTTGGGTTAAACCAAGAGCATTTCCTTCCGCAGCACCTGCTAATAGTTCAACTACAAATGCTCCATTGTATGCTATATTAAACTCAGACAAACTTAAGTTATTGCTAGATGATGCCTTTACAACAGGTGGAGTAACAACTTCAAGATATTTTTCTTTAATTATTAACAATGATTTAAGCACAACAATAGAGTTAAGGGCTAGTATTGATCCTACATTTAGTTTAAATAACTGGAACCATGTAGTCGTAAACGCTTATCAACCTGGCATTAACGCTAATGAAAGATTAATTCAATTATGGGTAAATGGACAAATACTAATTAATCAAACTATTGCATTTACTCCTTGGTCAGACACAACAAATAAAATAAACTATGTTTTAGGTTCAAATGCCACTTCACTAACTAGACTTTCTGATATGTATTATGATGAATTGGCTATTTATGAGTCACCACTAACAAATACTCAAATTATTCAGCATAATCAATTTATTACCACATATAGTCCAAACTATATAGATAATGCAGCGCCTTTTATTGCAAGTGCAATTTCTGGAAATAATAACTTTATTGCTCAATCAAATACAATTATTGCAGAGACTCCAGCAACTTCAAGTGCATTATTTGTAAATCCAGCCGTATCAGTATCAACCTTTATTAATGTTCTTGCTAATCCAATGTTGTCAAATGCATTAAACACAGATGTAACAGTCTTTTATGGTCGTACTTTTGTTGCAACACCAATGATTTCTGCAGCAGAATCTAAAGAAGGATTTTTTATTAATGATGCTTATTATGAGTATGTACAAACAAACATTGCACCTTATCGCTATGTAAACTTTGATAATCAAAATGAGTATTTAGATTACGGAACAGATAATGATTACTCAGTAGTTTCAACTGTAGTTGGTGGAACAATAATTGGTCAAGAATTTGGAATTACTGGCAAGTCTGCAAAAACTGCAGGTACATCATATGTTACTGACGGAGTTATCTTAAAAGAATCTGAATGGAATGATTCCTGGGGAACTGGCCAAAACTCTTATCACTCAGCATTTTGGTTCCAAAGAGCATTGGATGATGCATCTACAACAGGTCTTCGTGTATTGTGGAATCTCAATGGGTATAAAGACAATCAACATGTAGTTTTATATCAGTACCAAAACAAATTGCATATGCAGTTTAACAATGGATCTGGCACTTGGATTGAACAAGATACTGGAATATTAGATTTGTTTGATTACAACCGTCACTTTATTGTTATTGAGTTTGATCACACAAATAACAATAACAATATAGTTAGACTTTATGTTGATGCAGTGCTTAAAATGACAGTTAATCTTGGTGTTTATACTGGAACAACTACTAATGCATCTTCTGCAGACTCAGGTCCAAACGATGAAGCAAATAATCGTCCAAGATTATCTATTGGATGTTTAATTACTCCATTTGCATCAACAGCACTTCCAGTTGCACCAGCAAATACTAAACTTATTATTGATGAAGTTTACTGGGATAAAAACTCAATTACAGCAGCAATGGTTATTAATCTATTTAACACAATGCCAGATAAGGGTAATAATATAATTATTGTTGATCCAATGACAGCATCCTGCCAATCAATAATGCCAATAATTTCTACTATAATACTAGTTTTTGCAGACCCTTTTACAGCCTCTGCAGGGTTACCACAGCCAGTTATAGTGGCTAACCGTGAAGTTATATACAATGCAAATGTAATGACTGCTACAGCCCTTGCTGTTAATGCAACAGTCTTTGAGAATAGAATAGTTTTATCAGACATATTTGTTGCTACTTCTATATTTAATAATCCAGGAATAGAAATTACTGTTCCAGGTCCAACGATGATTGCAAGTGTAAAGTTACAGTCTTCTGGAATATATCTAACAAAAAATGGAAGCAATGTTAGATATTACCCTAATAAAGTCATGACCCCATGGCTTGCATACTTAAGAGCAACAGATGTTAACAATATTCTTCCAATGAGAGAGGTTAAATAATATGAAAGAAAAAAAGTATAAAGATCTAAAAGGATTTGAAAATAAAAATACATACAATGTATTTGATCAATTTGAAACACAGGCTTTGAAGAGTGCCAAAAATAGATTAGTATACGATATATCTTTCCCAATTATAGATGGACTTTCTCCAGAACAATCTTTGGCATTAACAAGTGATCAAGGTACTGCAAAAGACTGGCAAGATAATTATTCTCCTAACGCAAATTATTTTGGGTTGACATATGGAAGACCTGGAGGCGAGGTACAAATAATTACATCTAAAACAGCAAATGGTTTAATGACTGAAGCAGGATGGAATGATTTTGTTAATACAGTAAACGAAGATGAAATGACATTTAATTTTGATGAAAACTCAATTGGATATTTAAACTATAAACCAATGGGTATATATGGAACTATAGAATATGCAGACTTTGTTGATTATTTCCGTGCTGGTTATTTAGAATTTAGTTTTAAAACTAATAAACAAAATTGTATTATTGCTTCTGGATCAAAAGAAATAGATGCTGACGATGTAAACTTTCTTTTTACTATTGCAGGAGATAATTTTGACTTAACTGGTACTTCAATTACATCTAAATTTAAAGGTGAAGATGCAACAAGTTGGTATCCTGTGCAAGAAAAAAAGCCTTACTATCTTGCTCCATCATTTGATAATGGATTAGTTAATTTAAATATTGAAATTAAAAATGGTAAAGTCTGTATTAATTATTATGATAATTACAATAGAGATGATGTAAACTTTAATTTTATTGGAAATGAAAATGTAGCAGACAATCAATGGCACCATGTTGTTATTAACTTTGGTCGCCCTGGAACAATAAAGGAACATGGGAAAAAGTTTAATAAGAAGTTTGTAGAAATCTGGGTTGATGGACAATTAGATAAACGATTTGATGATAAAGTCAATGAGTATCAAATATTTTATCCTTTTGTTAAGTGGATATTTAATAGTCCATTAGAATCTGTCAATAATGTATTAAATGATTTAGATGTAGAAACAAATACTGATATTAGTTACAGTAGTACGGGTAACATTTCAACTTTTGCCTATATTGGATTTGATGAATTATTTGCAAATAAAGATATATATAACATGGCAGTTAGACATCCTAAAAATATTTTAAGAGCCTTTAGGGGTGCAGTACACTTATTTGCACACGGAGTGAATGTTCCATTAAATCAATATGAAATTAAGAGAAGATTTAGATTATGGAAAAAGCAGACTAAAAAGTTTGCAACAGTTTGCAATGTAGATGCAGAAATGAAGATGCCTATTATTACAACTAATTCTAAAAAAGCATTAAAGTTGTATTGGGATAATTTAATTTTTGAAGGTAAAGATGGAATTTCTTTAGACAATAATTTTCAAGTTGAAAGTTATAGTGTAATAAATCAATCTATTAATAGCAAAACAGACATTTTTAATTTAGATAAAAGTATAAGCAAAGATGTTTTAATATTAGAAAATGTAAGAGCAGCCTTTACTGATAATGTAATTATTTATGGTCCAGGCATGATTTTTTATCCAAACATAGAAGAAGCCTGGAGTTCTGGATTACCTGGCTACAAGAGCCCCGCCCAATATAATCCAAAACAAAATTGGGTAATGGATTCTGTTGCAAATACTTTAAATGGAATAGATTCACAAGAAAGTTGGTTTGGTCCAAGAATTGATATGCCAATGAGTGGATTACAGTTAAACAATGGTGATCGTATACTTTTGACTAATCAAATTAAAACAGAAGATAATGGTATTTGGATATTTAATGGCCTTGATAAATTAATGACTAGAAGTACAGATGCATTGTTAAATGATTTAACAAAAACATATGCTGTTTACATTACAGAAGGACAGAACAAAAATACATATTGGGTGCTTCAAAATTCTTTTGAATCATTTATGGATCCACAAAAATGGGTATTTGTAGATGTTTTAAATATTGATGAACTTTCTGCAATACCTTTGCATACCACAAGATGGAAAGACTATCATGGTGAGGATAGATTCATAAACTTGCAAGATGATTTAAATATAAATAAATATGACTTAATTGTATTTATGAACTATCCAGAATCTAATGAGCAAATTTTTGGTCATTTCCCAAATGATCCTGAATCCTTGGTTATGAAACAATATAAAGATTTTGTTAATTCAATTAAAACTGCAACAGCAAACGGTGCAAGCCTTTATGTATCAAGTCCAAGACTTGCTACTGATTTAGGCATTGTTAAAGGCTTTACTGCAGTGCCGCAACTTTTGCAAACATCAGACGCTGCTTCTACTTCTTTAAGTCCTTTTGAACTTAATGAGCCAGCAGAAAGATATTTTGATACACATAGAAATAATAAATATAATGTTGCAAGTACTCTAAATAATTTAACAAATAGAGAAACTTACTTGCTAACAGATTTTGTTAACTTTCTTCCAGAAAATATATATGATTATGATCAATATCATGCAAAATATTTATACCGTCAATTTGGATTACAAGAAGGTAATGAGTTTATTATTCCTGGTACCACATTAAGAGAAGTAACAGAAAATGAAAACTTGCCAGGATATAAACAAAATCAGTCTGGAACAAAGGATTTAATGACAGTAGAGCCACAAAATATTTTAGCAGGGACAGTAATAACAAAACTTGCTAATAATTACTATAATGGTTCAACAGTTATAGCAAACCCATATGATGATAATGCTACAACAATAGTTGTTCATAACGGGCAACAACTTGGTGGCACACCAATTAATGGAAAAATATTTGTAAACTGTGTTGAAGATGGATACACATTTAGCCGTCAAGAATATAACAAAGCAAGAATTCAGGTTGTTCCACAAAATGAAATAAATGAAACAACAGCAACTCGTGCTTGGCAATATTCTACTACTAGACTAGATAGAAAACCACAAAAACTAAATGTTAGTGGTTTATCTTCATACGGACAAACAATCCCAACTGATGGTGGTGGTGGACCTTTAATCCAGGCCCCAACTAATTCATCATATGGAGTAATTAGATCTGAAACTGATAAAGACAATGTAGACTATCAATCAGATCTATATGCAACAATAGAAGAAGAAATATATACAACACAAGAAATTCCAGTGCTTAGCATGACTTATCTAGGTCTGCTATGGCTGGCGGAATAGGAAAGGAGTAAAAATGTTTGCTACCACAACACAAGTAAAAACAATCACTGGCAAAATAGTTAGTGCTGCGCTTGTTGAAAGAGCACAGTATGCTATTGAAGCCTATGTTGGAAAGTTTGAGGCTGATGTTCCTGATTTAAATGATAAAGAAATACTAAAAAGAGCAGTTGCTTATCAATCAGCATATATGCTTAATAATGAGGATATTGTCTTTGAGCAGATGGCAGTCTCAACAACTATGCAAAATGATGCTTCAACAACATTCAAAGCAGGCGACTCTGTTTCACCATTCATTTCGCCAATGGCTGTAATGGTATGTTCTAAGTTATCTTTTGTAAAGTCTCGTTCAATTAAAACGGGACCAATACAATCAACAGTAACATATCCAGGTTGGACAACAATATAATGCAACCAACAGCCTTTACAAGATATAAATATTCTGGTGAATTTTATAAATTTGTCAGAAAAGATATTGGCACAACTAGTACTGTTGAGTATTATTTTGTTGACAACATTGCTTTATCTGCTGGGATAGATCCTGCTGGAAAGTTAAGTATAAGATGTGATCAACCATTGCCTGTTGGATGTTTAATTGCCAATATAAAAGATGCTGACGGAAATGCTATTCTTGATGACCAAGTTTATCAAATTAGCAGTTTGCAACCTGTGCTTAATTCATTTAACACTATTGAGTCCTATAAAATGAAAACCACTAAATATCAAGGCATTCTGTAATGGGATTGTTTGACATTTTTACTGCTGCAGTTGGATCTGCAATAGATATTACTGAAGCAAGAGAATTAGTTGATGAGGCATTTCAAGAAGCACTTGGCATGATGGAAGGTATGTGCGGAAATGAGGGCCAACTCTCAGTATTTGGAAGTTATGTTGCCCCAGCATTTGCAGACGCAAAAGGCCCAATACAAGAGGGCTGGAACAATGTTGATATTGGTGAATATATGGATTTTATGGGTGAGATTGTAGAAGAGGGTAATTCAATAATGTCAGATGCTTATGATCAGGCTCAGGAAATATTATCTGAACTTGAAGAAGAGGCAGAAGGCGAAATTGATGAGGATACTGGAGAAATGTTAGACGAGTAGTTTGACAAATTTCTAAATATCTGCTATTATTAATACTATCAAGCACCTCCGTGATTGATGCAGGGCCTTACAGAGGTCAATCTCTTTCTTCTGTAGGGCCCTAACCTATTCCATTTGACTTTTCTATAACTATATGATACACTTATAAGGTATAGAAAAGGTGGAAATATGGATCTAAATGTTATGGTGGCTATCAGAGATGATAGGACGCTACCAACAGGGTATCACAAGGCAATTCTCTATGCAATAGCAAGTAGAGGAGTTTCTGCATATCCAAATCAGTCTCAATTAATGAAGGACAGTGGTATTGGTAGTCGCAATACTCTAGTAAAAATACTACAAGAACTAGAAGGTTTGGGCTGGCTTGTGATAGTCAAGAAGAAACACAAGAATAACCAGTTCAAGAATAGTCGTTATACCATCCAGGTACCAGATATGACTAATCCATGTATCACATCTGACGAAGCAATAGTCAAATCTGATACAGTAAAGATAAATAAAGATAAAGTAAAGATAAACATATTGACTAAACAAAACAAATCAAGAGAAGGTTGGAATCATTCAACACTCTCTGATTTTATATTGCCCGTTTCGGGCATAGATAAAGGGGTAGGTAATGAATAAAGAGTATGAGATTGTATATTGTAAAGAGTGTAATGAAATAAAGTTAACAGATAGTGACTGGAATTGCCTGGGATGTAATAAACCAGCAGAAGTCATAGGCTTTACACATGAAGTAATTCAAAGCATATTAGAGGTAGAAAAAGAGGCAACAGATAATGCCTGACTATAAGATTGGTGGAAGGCTAACCAGAGGCTTTTGTGGTTGTGGTAGACCAATGACACCAAAGCAAACAGATGATGAAGGAAGAATACATTACCGCAATAGATGTTGGAAGTGTATTAGGCAAGCAAGAGCAAAAAAGAAAGACAAGTGTTCTTGGTGTGGTGCAGTATTTGATGACTCCAAGTATCTACATGTTGACCATAAAGACAATGATCC